GATTATATTAGCCATTGTTAACCCTCCAATCTATGCTTTCTCTTTTTATTATTTCAGTTTTAGTATTGTTTAATTTTTGAATAAATTCTCTATGATGTTTTTTCATATCGAGATATGCATTGATCCAAAAATCACAATCTTTCTTTAGTGATCTAATCAAGTGAATAAAATCCATGTCACCTACTTTGATCATGTCTCCGAGACTATCTGAAAACCTTTTAGATTTTATAAACTCTTTTATATCAACCGGTGTTTTACGTTCAGTATCAATCTCAAGCTTTTTAAAATACTTATCAATTGAATATTTATTTATTTGTTTTTTCATTATTTTTTTTCTCCCTTCTTATTTATTTTTATTTTTTTTAAACCAAGTAAACCCATTTGAGATTTACTTAATGATCTCCCTTTATTAAGTCTTTTAAAAGACTCAACGCTTATGATGTACCCGTCTTTATTTTGATATACTATCATTGTTTTTTTTCTCCCTTGTTATGTTTTTAATTATATCCATATTAGATATATTAGTCAATTACAAACCCGCTTTGATCAGTTTTCGCTTTACCTTTAGCCTTTAAACCTACTACCACGTTGACCGGGTCGGTAAATCTTAAGTCGTGATTGTCTCCATTGACTACTTTATAGCCTTGATAATATTCCGGGAGTTGATTTCTAAAAACAACCGCAATATTTCCGCCACGTTTTAAAACTTCCAAACTATCAATTTTATTCGCTTCATTTTGCGAGAAGGTTAAATGATAATTACTAGGCATTAAACCTTCAGCGTGTTTAATTGCTCGCTTCTTAATTTTAGTATAGTCGTAAAAATTTATATTTGGAAATAGATCAAATATTTTGTGGATCTCCCAAGGTATATCCGAGGTAGTATTTAACCGGACCACCGGAATAAAATCATTTTTATGGCAGTACAATTCATGATTTGTTATTTCTTTAATTAACTTTGTAAGAAATTTTGCTCGATCTCTAAAATAAAAACGTGTTCTATTGATACGACCAAGGTTTTTTTGCTGCATAAATACCGGGTTTCCGGCAGTGTGTAAACAAGCGGCAGCACAACCCGGACTAGCACTGGCGCAAGTATTAAACCCGCTTATTGTGTATGGTGCGAGATTTAAACGTAGTATTAAATATTTATTTAAACCTTCTATTTTTTTATTCTTATCAGTTTTCGGGTTGCCTTCTCTAAAGCATAATTTTGAAGGCTCATCGTATTTATATATATTTTTATTCATGTTTTTTTATTCCTTCCTTGATTGAATAGTATTTATATTTAATTTTTATTGTAGCGGTCATATTGTCGCAGGTGTTACACTCCATAAGTGCAACATATATAAAAATAATGAAGTTAAAAAAATGGTTGTAAATGCAACAAATGCTATTTTTAATAATATATCTTTCATTTTTTTTTATTTCCTTTCTATTTCATTAATTACTTGTTTTGCTTCTTTTAAAGTTGAGGCAACATCGATTATTTCATTGTCAATTTCAATTTGCCAACCATTGTCGAATAAATCGAAATTTTGCTCAACAGTATAAATATTATGATTTATTTTTATTTCATAATATCCAGATTGTATTTTTTTTGTTTTCATATTTCCTTTCATTTTTAAAAACAGATTATTAAAAATAATTAGATATTTACATTGTGCAAAATGTCGCAGTATAAATTTACTTTATAATAATTCTAATGTAGTTTGTGGAGGTTTAATTGTTGCAATTCTTTAATCAAGCGCGCCAACTTTTTTTTATGCGACATAAATAACGGGTCAATAATGCTTACCTATTTTTTAAAAGTTTTTTTTATTATTACCGGTAATGATAAATTATCACGTCTCTAATTAAGAGAAATATAAAGTATATTTTTTGATTTTGCGCACCCGGGTACACCCGCGCAACGCGTGTATATTTATTATATATATATACTTGGGAAATATAAACAAACACATAGACACCCTCAAAACCACCCTGCATTTGCTAAAAGCAAATAAAGTTACTCTGCACCAATTATTCAATGTTATTCATGTTTTATTTTTTATTTTAAAATAATTCTAAAAAGACTATATGTAGTATATGAACTATTTTTCATCAGAAGATATGGATTGTGTTTGCTACATTGAAGAGAAAACAAACAATGTAGTAATTAAGTTCTTTAATATGCCAAATAAAGATGCTGCAGAACTATTTACAATCTATGCTATGAACAGATTAGGATTTGATTATCATCCTTTAAATGAGGAAATGCAGAGCAAAGAAGTTCACTGATATATGGCAAAACAGTTAAAAGTAATTCCTTTATCTTTAAAGGAAGCAAATGAATTTGTTACAAAATATCATAGGCACAACAAAAAATGTACAGGTCATAAGTTTAGTATAGGAGCAGAATATCAAGGAAAATTAGTTGGAGTTGCTATAGTTGGTAGACCCGTTGCTAGAAAATTAGATGATAAATTTACTTTAGAAATAAATAGAAATTGTGTTTTAGATGATGCTCCAAAAGGAACTTGTAGTTTTTTATATGCTAAAGCAATAAAGGTTTGGCAAAGCATGGGTGGTAAAAAAATAATAACATACACACTTACAACAGAAAGCGGATCATCATTAAAAGCTGTTAATTTTAATAAAGAAACAAAAGTACAAACATTTAAAAAAAATACAGGTTGGACCACAAGATCAAATAGAATTTGGCAAGAAGTACAATCAATACATAGAATAAGGTGGGGTAAAGAATTATAATGAATATAAAAATACCTTACACGCCTAGACGACATCAATCGTTCTTACACAAAGAAATATCAAGATACAGATGGAGTGTGCTAGTTTGCCACAGAAGGTTTGGCAAGACAGTATGTATGATCAACCACCTAATTAGGTCAGCATTGTTGACCAAAGCTAAGAATCCTAGATTTGCTTACATTGCTCCTACCTTCAAGCAGGCTAAAGCAATAGCATGGGATTATGTAAAACAGTTTACAGCAAAAATCCCAAACACTAAGTTTAATGAAACAGAGCTAAGAGTTGATTTGCCTAATGGCTCTCGTATTACTTTGCTAGGCTCTGAAAACTCAGACGGCTTGAGAGGTATATACCTAGATGGGTGTGTCATCGATGAGTACGCAAACGTATCCGAAAAACTATTTCCAGAAATAATTAGACCGGCTCTATCCGACAGAAAAGGTTACTGCGTTTTTATTGGAACTCCTGCTGGCATGAACAATAACTTTTATGATCTATACCAGCACGCGCAAGGCGCAGAAGATTGGTTTCATTATAAAGCTAAAGCTAGTCAGACAAAGATAGTTGATCAAGATGAATTAGACAAAGCAAAAGAAGTTATGGGAGAGAAGAAATATCAGCAAGAGTTTGAGTGCGATTGGATTGCTAACATTGAAGGTGCAATATACGGAGAGGTTCTAACAAAAATGGAAGATAAGCAGCAGATCAGAAGAGTACCTTACGATCCTTCTTTGCCTGTCTCTACTGCATGGGATCTTGGGGTTTCAGACCACACCGCGATTATATTTTTTCAGCAGTTAGGATCAGCAATAAATATTATTGATTATTATGAGGAGCGCGGTCAAGGTTTACCGCACTATATAGAAGTTATAAATGGTAAAGAATATATCTACAAAGATCACTTTGCTCCGCATGATATTGAAGTTACAGATTTTAGTAATGGCAAAACTAGAAGAGAGGTAGCCTACCAATTAGGTGTGCGCTTTAAAGTCGTGCCAAAGATTCCGCTAGAAGATGGTATTCATGCAACCACAATGACTTTGCCAAGATGCTATATTGACGTAGACCATTGCAAAAAACTAATAGATGCGTTAAGACATTATCATAGGAAGTATGTTGACAAAAACAGAATGTTTCGATCAAAACCTAATCACGATTGGTCGAGTCATGCTTGTGATAGCATGAGGTATCTGTCTGTTGGCTTACAAGAACTTAATACTAGACAAATTGCTCCACAAAGTGTAGCAGATAATAGTTACAGGATTATATAATATGGGATCTATATTTAAACCAAAAATGCCAGCTTTGCCACCAGTGCAACCTGCACCACCGCCACCAGAACCAGAAATTTCTCCAGAAGAGAAAGAAGCAATTGCAAAAGAGCAAGCGGCTATTGAAAGAAGAAGAAGAGGTAGAAAGTCTACTATTCTTACTGGTCCATTAGGAATTCAAGAAACAAAAGAAGAAGCATTAAAAACTTTATTAGGAGAATAATGTTTGAGTTTATTAAAAAATTTTTTACAAAAAAAGAAACAATCAAAGAAGAAGAACCTTTAGTTTTGATAGAAGAAGTAAAAGATATTCAAACTGAAAATAAAAAAGAAACTGTTCAAGAAACTAATTCTTCTTTAACATTTGGAGAATAATATGGGAAGTAACGCGGCAACTGGCGGTGGAGGATCTGGAGTACCAGATACAATAAGACCACCAAAAGTTAGAAGAAAAGAAATGTTTAAAGAAACAATTAAAAAAATTTCTCCAACAGCAATTGTTATTGGTGCAATCCAAAAAGGTATGGAAGAATCTAAAAGAAAAAAACAATTAGATTATGAGTCTGCTGCTTATGGAACTAAATCATCATCGTTTTATCAACCACCCGGTGGCAATGATAATGATGGTGGTGGTAATCAAGTTGTGCAAGCAACAACACAACCTTCAACAACTATGGCAACAGCAACTGCACCAACTACAGCAGAAGTTTCTCAATCTGCCGCAACAGACGCTGCTGCACCAGAAGATGATATTCTTTACAGAAAAAGAAAAACAAAAAGAGCTGGTAGATCATTAACAATATTAACATCCTCAAGCGGAGCTAGCGGTGGCTTGACTTTAGGTAAACCAAGTTTATTAGGTTCATAATGGCTAAAACAGAATTAACAAAAAGTTTAATTAAAAGATTTGATCGTTTAACATCTCAAAGACAAAACTGGGAAACGCACTGGCAAGAAGTTGCAGATTACATGATGCCAAGAAAAGCAGATGTAACTAAACTTAGATCTAAAGGTGATAAACGAACTGAACTTATTTTTGATTCCTCTCCCTTACAAGCTGTAGAATTGTTAGCCGCATCTCTTCATGGAATGTTGACTAACCCTTCTACTCCTTGGTTCTCATTAAGATTTAAAGATGATATGGAAAATGAGGATGAAGCAAAAGAGTGGTTAGAGTCTGCAACAGAAACAATGTATGCAGCATTTAATAGATCTAACTTCCAACAAGAAATATTTGAACTGTATCATGATCTAATTACTTTTGGTACAGCTGCAATGTTTATTGAAGAAGATGAAGAAGATCTTTTAAAATTTTCTACAAGACATATCAATGAAGTTTACATTGCAGAGAATGATAAAGGTAGAATAGATACATTATTTAGAAAATTTAAATTAAGTGCAAGAGCTGCTATTCAAAAGTTTGGTGCTAATCCAGACTTTGAAACAATATCAAATAAAGATCCGTATGAAGAAATAGATATTATTCATGCAGTATATCCAAGATCAGATTTTAATCCTAATAAACAAGATGCAGTTAATATGCCTTTTGAATCTGTTTACATGACAGGTAAAGGTGAAGAGTTATCTGTTTCTGGATTTAGAGAATTCCCTTTTGTAGTACCAAGATATTTAAAAGCATCACATGAAATCTATGGTCGATCACCTGCGATGACAGCATTACCAGATGTTAAGATGCTAAATGAAATGTCTAAAACTACAATCAAGTCTGCACAAAAGCAAGTAGACCCACCTTTATTAGTTCCGGATGATGGATTTATTTTACCAGTAAGAACTGTACCGGGTGGATTAAATTTTTACAGAAGTGGTACAAGAGATAGAATTGAACCATTAAACATTGGCGCGAATACTCCATTAGGTTTAAACATGGAAGAGCAAAGAAGAAACTCAATTAGAAATGCTTTCTATGTAAATCAATTAATGATGCAACAAGGTCCACAAATGACAGCAACAGAAGTCATACAAAGAAACGAAGAGAAGATGAGATTGTTAGGTCCAGTATTAGGTAGACTACAATCAGAATTATTAAAACCTTTGATTGACAGAACTTTTGCAATACTACTTAGAAAAAATTTATTTAGACCAGCTCCAGAATTTTTGGCAGGCAAAGATATTGAAATAGAATATGTATCTCCTCTTGCTAAAGCACAAAAGTCTACAGAGTTACAATCAATCATGAGAGCAATCGAGATCATGGGATCATTATCAAATGTTGCTCCAGTGTTTGATCATATTAATATGGATAAATTAGTTAGACACTTGGCAGACATAGTAGGTGTACCACAAAAAATATTAAAACCACAAAATCAATTAAACGCTGAAAGACAACAAGCTGAAGCACAACAAGAACAAATGCAACAGATGCAACAACTACAACAAGTAGCAGAAGCAGGAGGAAAGATAGCACCATTAGCAAAAGCTCTACCAGAAGAAGCAAGAGCAGTAGCTAATGCAGATGTTGAATAATGGATCAAATAAAACAATTAGAAAGGCAACTCAAAGCATTAAGGGAAGCATACAAACAGGTTTTTAATTCAGATGAAGGTAAACTTATAATATCTGATTTAGAAAAAAGATGTCACTTCATGTCAACCACAAATGTAAAAGGTGATAGTCATGAGAGTGCATACATGGAAGGTCAACGTAGCGTACTTCTATTTATTAAATCAATGCTACAAAACGATAATGAAAAAGGTAAATAACAATGTCACAAGAACAGATAACACAGGAAACTGTGCCTGTAGCAGAGACAACGAATCCTACTACAGAAGCACCACAACAAACTGAACAACCTATTTCTTCTACGACAGAGCAACCTACTGTTGCTAAATCTTGGAAGGAAGCAATCTCAGAAGAATTTAGAAATGATCCAAACATATCTAAATTTACTGAACTAGATGCGCTTGCCAAATCTTATATCAATGCAACAAGAATGATTGGTCAAGATAAGGTTGCCGTACCAAATGAAAACTCAACAGATGATCAATGGAATGAAGTCTATACTAAACTTGGCAGACCCGAAACTGCCGACAAGTATAAACTTGAAGTTAAATCAGATGTTGTGCCAATTGATGAAGGTGCAATAAAAACTTTTGCTGAAACTTCTCATAAACTTGGTTTAAATAATAAACAAGCACAAGGTATACTTGAATATTATAAATCAATGATGGAAGGTACAGCTCAACAATCAAGAATTGATTATGAAACTTCTCATGCAGAAGCTGTACAACAACTTCGTCAAGAGTGGGGAAAGTCATATGATGAGAATGTTAAGAAAGCTGCTGCTGTTGCAAAAGCAAATTTAGGAACAGATATTTTAGAAATACAACTTAAAGATGGATCTGTATTGGGTGATAATCCAACACTGATTAAAGGTTTCTTAAAGATTGCTAATATGATGTCTGAAGATAAAATTGTTTCAACAGAGTCTGAAAGTGTTGATCAAGGTAAAGATGTCGAGCAAGAGATAGCTAGAATTATGAATGATCGAACTGGTCCATATTGGAACAAAACTCATCCAGATCATGACAAAATAGTTCAACAAGTATATACATTGAGGTCTATGGTCGATGGCAAATGATCACTTAAATAACGAAGAAATAAAACTAGAAATACTCCGTATCGTAAAAGAAACTGGTACGGAGTATCAAAAAAATGATCCCTTGCCAATCTGTGAAAATTATTATAAATGGATTAAAGGTAAGACAATTCTTAAAAAGAACCTTACTGACAAGAAGGAATAGACTCTAGTCTAACAGACTTTAAATGCAAGAGATGCCTGTCATTCTGACAGAGAACCTTTCTGTTTTGTTTAAACTAAACTGACAAATAAGGAGACTAATATGTCATCACAAGTAACTACAGCATTTGTACAGCAGTATTCTGCTAACATTCAAATGCTATCTCAACAAATGGGATCGTTATTAAGAGACAAAGTTAGACTTGAAAGTGTCACTGGTAAGAATGCGTTCTTTGACCAAGTAGGTGCTGTTACGGCAGTAAAAAGAACAAGCAGACATTCAGACACTCCTCAAATAGATACACCTCACGCTAGACGTAGAGTATCTCTTGTGGATTATGAATTTGCTGATCTTATCGATGAACAAGACAAGGTAAGACTTTTAATCGATCCAACTTCATCTTATGCTCAAGCTGCAGCTTATGCTATGGGTAGAGCTATGGATGATGAAATCATTAGTGCCGCTTTAGGTACAGCGTTCACTGGTGAAACTGGCTCAACAAGCACAGCTAATGCGAACTCAATCGCACATGGTTCTGCTGGTTTAACTATTGCTAAATTAAGAACTGCAAAACAGACTCTTGATTTAAATAGTGTTGATCCATCAATCCCAAGACACATCATCGTTGGACCAAAACAAATCACTGATTTGTTAGGAACAACTGAGGTTACTTCATCTGACTTCAACACTGTTAAAGCGTTGGCGAATGGTGAGATCAACCAGTTTCTTGGTTTTAACTTCATTGTATCAAACAGACTATCTTTAGACGGAACTACTAGATCGTGCATAGCTTATGCTCAAGACGGAATTGCTTTGGGTGTAGGTAAAGATGTAACAGCTAGAATAGACGAGAGAGCTGACAAAGGTTACGCTACTCAAGTTTACTACTGTGCTTCTTTCGGTGCAACTAGAATGGAAGAAGATAAAGTTGTTGAAGTACAATGTACTGAATCGTAATAGGAGGACTAAAAAGTTATGGGTACTAAAAATACAGATCTAGTAGCAAACTTTGAGGCATCTCCTCAAGTTGCTAATAACTCAGCTGAACTTCATGGTGTTCTAAGAACTGCTCATGGAACAGTTGAATTAGCTAGCGGTGATAGTGATGATAACGATATTGTTATGTTAGCACCGATCCCATCAAATGCTGCTGTACCAAGTTTATTTATTGGTTCAGACAGTTTAGGTGGATCATGCACATTCAATGTTGGTATCTACAAAACTGATGGTACAGTTAAAGATGAAGATGTCTTTGCAACTCTAGTAGCCGATGGTGCTGCTATGACAGACGTTAGATTCGAAGCTGCTAACATCGACACTGCTGGTCAAAAAATGTATGAATTAGCTGGAGACAGTACAGATCCGGGTGGTTACTACTACATTGCAGCGACTATGTCTGCTGCAGGTGGAACTGCTGGAACTATGTCTTGGAATATTACATACGTTGTAAACTAATAGAATTTTAGGCGGGGAAAGCGAGAGTGGAACCCGCCTAGGATGCAATGAAACAAATAAAAGATTTAAAAACAGTTTTACATTTTAAAAAAGGGAACTATGTATATCGTTATGTTCTTGTTGATCGTTTTCAGCATGGTCCTAAATATCATTATGGATTTGACATAAAAGAAGAACGTATGGAACAAGAAATCCATGCCTTAGAAAAAGATAGACAGATAAGGCGAAAGTATATTATAAGGAAGTAATATGGCATCAGTAGTAGACATTTGTAATGGAGCATTAAATCAACTTGGTGCATCTACAATCCTAACTTTGACAGAAGATTCTAAGAATGCAAGACTTTGCAATGCTAGATACACACAAGTAAGAGATAGTGTATTTAGATCTCATCCATGGAATTGTTTACAAAAAAGAGTTCAACTTGCTGCAGACACTGATACTCCGGCATGGGGATTTACAAAACAATATACTTTACCTGCAGATTGTTTAAGAGTTTTAACAATACTTGATTATGATGCAGATTACAAAGTAGAGGGTAGAAAAATTTTAACTGATAACTCTACCATGAAAATACTTTACATTTCAAGAGTAGAAGATCCAAATGAGTATGATGAATTATTAAGAGAAACTTTATCAGCTGCACTTGCTGCAGATATTGCTTATGCAGTAACAAGTTCTAATCCAACTGCTACAAATATGTTTAATCTATTTCAAAGTAAATTAAAAGATGCAAGATTTGTAGATTCAACAGAAGGTCAAAACTTATCTCCAGATAAAGGAATGGCAGACGTTATTGGTGCGGATACATTTATAAACTCGAGGTTCTAGTAATGGCAAGAGTTGCTGTTCAGCTAACAAACTTTACTGGTGGTGAGCTATCGCCAAGACTAGATGGTCGTAATGATTTAGCCAAATATTCTACAGGATTAAAAACATTAGAAAACTTTATAGTGTTTCCACATGGTAGTGCTGCAAGAAGAAGTGGTACTCAATATGTTGCGCAAGTAAAAGATAGTTCAGCTAAAACAAGATTAATCCCTTTTGAATTTTCTACAACACAAACTTACATGATGGAGTTTGGAAATCAGTATATTAGATTCTACAAAGACAATGGTCAAATATTAGAATCAAATGTTACAATTAGTGGAGCAACACAAGCTAATCCAGTAGTAATAACTGCAACAGGTCATAGTTATGACAATGGTGATGAAATATCTATCAGTAGTGTTGCAGGTATGACAGAGTTAAATAATAAAAGATATTTAGTTGCAAACAAAACAACCAATACATTTGAGATTACAGATGTTGATGGAACAAATATAAATGGTACAGGATTTACTGCTTACACTTCTGGTGGTGTAGCAAATAGAGTTTATGAAATAGCAACTCCATATTTAACTGCAGAATTATTTGATTTAAAGTTCGCGCAAAGTGCTGATGTTATGTACATCACACATCCAAATCATGAAGTTGAAAAACTATCAAGATCCGGTCATACATCTTGGACTCTAACAGATGTAGACTTTACTGATGGTCCATACCTAGATGACAATATTACAGCTACAACATTATCAACTTCAGCACATACTGTAGGAACTGGTAGAACTTTAACTGCTTCAGCAATCACAGGCATCAATGGAGACACAGGATTTCAAACAACAGATGTTGGAAGGTTAGTTCGTTTTAGAGATGGTTATGGAAAAATAACTGCAAGAACAGATACATTAAATGTAACTATAGAAATATTAGAAGATATGGGATCAACCAGTGCGTCTACTGATTGGTCGTTAGGTGCATTTTCAGATACTACAGGTCATCCATCTTGCGTAACCTTTTTTGAACAAAGATTAGTTTTCGCAGCGACACTTAATAATCCTCAAACAGTTTATTTTTCAAAGTCTGGTGATTATGAAAACATGAATGAAAATAGAGGTGGTACTGTGGCAGATGAT